GTAAAACATGTCGTTGCAATTCACCATGTTTTCTGGCAAGTAAAATGTAAGCGTCCAGAAAAACATCCATTCCAACGTTTTTAATAGGAACACCATTGGAAATGTGGGTCTTCCAACGATAAGATGAACCTTTCTTAGTGGTGAAAGGCGCGCACTCATCGATAGTAAGATTCCAAACATCTGGAATAACGTTTCCATTACGCAAAGATGGATGATCAGTGTTGAGCATTGTAGTACCTTGACGACAAAATTCAGGTTTTACTTCAGCCCGAACCATAATAAAACGGCGGAGGGCGGCTGAAGGAATGTCTGTATATTCGCCGACATTCAAATCGGTGTGGTTGGAGGATACCACATAAGCTTTGGCATTGACAAAAACAACGCCTTTTTGATTTAACTCTGCCTTAACAGCTTGACATGCTACATTATTCAAAATGCGAATAGCTTCATCAACAGGGCTATTCTTTTCAAATTTTGGTTTACCATGACCGAAATCGTCATAATAAATGCCAAGTGTGTCAGAGGTAAGAGTAGAATCAAAGTCATCTCCTTTTGCATGAGTTATAATGCGGGAAGCGTCATATTCAAAACCCATGGCTAACAAACCAGACTTCATTAAAATTTTCATTAAAGTAGATTTCCCAACACCAGTGGTACCTGTAACAGCAACACCTAAGGGACTAAACTTCATAGCTGCATTTTTGTGCTTGCAAACTAACTTAAATTTAATGTCGACTAGTTCGGAGTACTTTGTCTGTAACCAGAAAGCGGTTGGACCAGTTTTCTGAACAGATTTTAGTTCTCCTGTTCTCTTCAGGGCATCATCAACCTTCTTCTCAAAAGCTCCAAGATCGGGAAGAGTACCGATGAGAGCTTGATCTTTATGGGAAACAATCCAATCAACAGCAGTTGTATACTCTTGAATAGATTGGTCAGAATAGAGAAGGGGTTTTAGGGAGCGTGTTTCGAAGACACGCCACCCTGTTTCGGCACACCACACAAAAGTGTTCAGTAAAGCATCAAGAACATCAACAGCTTTCGCTTGTTCTTCAAGTGCTTTAACTGAAATCAACTGAAGCCCAAAAGGAGACCATTCAATCTCCTTCATAGTACAAACTGACATAGACATGGCGGCAGATATAAGATATGAAACTCTCTTAAAATTAGTATTAGATTTAAAGAGACCCCAAGCATCCAAAGTATCACGTCCAGACCATGCATGTGGTTCATAATCATCAGCTGTAAGTGGGGTAGTTTTAACTAGCTCATCAATGATTTTTCCTAGTTCAATAATGCAACTTTTCTTAGTTACAGTTTTAATATAGGAGAAAATTGCCATTGTGATACCTGTGAGAGAATCAGCAATAGACATATGATAGGCTAATAGTGCCATGTTTTCCATTTGGGACATCCAAAAATTAACATCATCT